CGCGTAGCCGACTGCTACCGCACCATCGTACGCAACTCACTGCGGATGATGGCTGACCCGCGCTACACCCCCGAAAACTTCTTGATCAACGTCGCGCAAAACGAGGCCGACCCTGTCTTTGAGGCGGTCGACGCCAACCTACTGCGCGTACGCTTCAAGGTCGATATACAAGCCGGTTCGATGCAACCGTTGACGGAGCAACTGGAGCGCGAGGATGCGCTGCAACTGTTCAACTTCACCATCGGGCTGCCGGAGATCAACCGGATGGAAGCGATCAAGGGCTTACTCAAGGCGTTCCGTGTCCAAGACCCCGACAAGTACCTGGGCCAGACGCAAAACGCCGACGCCATCAAGGCCGCGAACTTAGAAAACATCGCCTACCTCCTCGCCGGTGGCGACCCTGGCGTCACGCCCGAAGAAGACCACCAGATCCACATCCAGACCCATCAGACCCTACAGCAGTTGCCGCAGTTTCAGCAAATGCTACCGGCGCAGCAGCAGCAGGTCTTGCAAGTCGCCCAGACTCATATGGCGCAGCATCAGCAGTACCTGGAGCAGATGGCGCAAGGCGGCGCACCGCAGGCGGCCGGTGCCGACGGCGGTCAAGCCAGCGAAGGCGACGGCGGCATCATCAGCCTCGTACGGTCGCAGGCGCAAGAGATGAGTCAAGCGGTTCAACGCGCCCCAGGACAAGGCTAACCGATGATTTTCCATGACTTTGAGTGCGACAGTTGCGGCCATAACATGACCGACGTGGCGTTTGCTACCCATAAGACGATCAAGCGCCAGGTGCCGTGCAGTGCGTGCGGCGAGACAGCGTCGATGCGCTTCCGCAAAAACAACCTCATACACCACGACCACTCGTCGATGTACGGTCAGTACCACGTCGGTTTCGGCGAGGTCGTAAAAAGCTATTCTCATAAGCAAGAACTGATGAAGAAGTACAACGTAATGGAGTCAGCCGACGCCGTCGGCGGCTCGCGCAACCACATCACCTCCGACGTAACTAAGCCTGCTCCACGCAGCAGCGAACCGATCTATTGGGGCGACACGCCCGATGGGGCGATAGCCGCAGCCGAGCAAGCCACAAAGGAGTAATAAAGGATGTCCGAAGGAATACTGGACTTGGACTCCGGCAGCGACGACGCGGCACCCGATACTGGCGCTTCAGAAGAGTCGACGAACACCATCGATCTCTTTGAAGACACCCAGGATGCGGCCCCGTCTGATGAGGCTGGACACTCTGACAGCGAGACATCGGATTTCGATCCGGCACAGACCGATTGGCTTCGCGCCGATCTAGCGTCGGTGCCGCAGCAGTACCAACCGCTGGTGCCGCTGGCGAAAAACCTACAGGCGCAATTTACACGAACGCAGCAAGACCTTGCAGAGCAGCGCAACCAGCTTGCGACAGAACGCAACGAGTGGGCCGGACGCATACAACAGATGGCCGCCCCCCCACCGCCGCCCGACCCCATCGATCAGATGAGGGCCAATGTGTCGGAAGACGAGCAGCGCGGCATCGACGCCGTGCAGCAGATCGTCCAACATCAGGTCGGCAGCCATATCAATGGACTGACACAGCAGGTGCAAGCCTTGCAGGGTCAGTTGCAAAACGCCAACCAGTATGTCCAGCATCAGCAGACGGCGTATGTCGATCAGCAAGTGCAGGAGGCGCGAGGGGTATACGGTGCGGATCTGGATGCGTACACCGACCAGATCGTCGCAACGACGAAGATCGCCAACCCCAACACGGGGCAGGCGTACACTGTCAAGGAAGCGTATGAGCTACACGCGGGGGTTACGGCGCAAAACGCCGCCAACGTCCGGCAGCAGAATACGCAAGCCAAGCGCAACAGCAAGAATGCAGTGCGTTCGACGCAAGGGGTCAACGCCAGCGAGGAAGGCGGTCCGTTGTCCGACAGCGATGTGTTGTCGGGTCTAGCTAACCTTGGATTTGAATAGGAAAACTTATTATGGCAGCTACATCTACAACCGAAACATGGGATGCCGCGTGGACTTTGACGATGCGTGCCAAGCGCAAGGAGTTGACCGATAACTTCTTCGACGCGTACCCCACACTTGATATGTTCCGCAGCGGCGGCGCTCTTGTCACCGATAACGGCGGCAAAGAGATCCAAGCTGATCTTATGTACGGCGGCAACTCAGCGCAGTACTTTAGCGGCTACGACGTACTAAACACCGATGCCGTGGACGGCATCACGGCGGCGTTTTATCCGTTCCGCTATGCAGCGGTGCCGATCACGATCAACTACACCGAAGAGATGGAGAATCGCAAGTCCGACTCTGCGATGAAACTTCTCGCCGCTAAGACCGAGCAGGCGATGCTGACGCTGCGCGACCAGATCAATACCTCGATCTACTCTGCCCAGACCGGCAAAGCACCGTTGGGCTTCCAGGACATCATCGCTGACGCGCCAGGCACGACCCCGACTACGTTGGGCGGTGTCACCGTCAGCAGCAACACCTGGTGGAAGAACAAGACCAACGACGCCAGCGGCGACACGTCTTTCGTCACGGCCAGCGGCAGCTTTTACGAGGGTATGTTGCGGATGTCGACGACGTGGAACGATGTCAGCGAAGGCAACGAACAGCCATCCAATATTTTTACGACCAACGATATTTACGGTTCGTTCGAGGAGATATTTGAAGGCACCGGTTACCAGCGCCTCACGGCGAAGGATTCACCTGGTGTCGATGGTCGTCTACCGTCGTTTCGCGGCATTCCGGTGCAGTACGACCGCGACTGCGCCAGCGGCAAAATGTACTTCCTCAACACCAAGTATCTCAAGATGCATATGCAGGCCGGTATGAACTTTGCCAAGACTCCGTTCAAGGAGCCTGCCAACCAAATGGCAAAGGTCGGATTTATCATCGTCGGTCTTCAGATCACGACCAACAACCGACGTCGTCAGGGCGTCATTCACGGATTATCGTAGAACCTTAACAAAGCGCGTTTAAACGCCGCGTCTGGCAACGGACAACGCGTTTAAACGCACTCTTTATCCGAGGCGCAAGCCAATGCGCCTTTAAGCCTAGCAACGGGCAAAGGAAGAACAACCATGAGTATACGTAACCAGAATTTCGGCGTAGAGCGCGTCGGCGGTACCGGCATCGGTAGCAAGAACGGTCAGGGCATCTACACCGAATCGTCTACTGCCAAGTACCCCATCGGCCAGAAGTTGGAGCTTGCCGACGGCAGGGTGTTTCGCTACGGCAGCACCGGAGCCGCCGTAGCGGCCGGTTTGTTGGTATCGCAGGATGTTTCTGCTACCTCGCTGGCTGAAACCGACGACATCGTCATTGCAGCGGCTAACGGGTTTGATCCGGCAGCAGGCTCGACGCAGTTCCAGATCACGCTGGCATCCATCACCGCTGATCAGTACGCCGGTGCGCTATTACAGATTACCGACGATGCCGGTGAAGGCATTCAGTACCGCATCAAGAGCAACAGCGCGACCGGACTAACTACCTCCGGCAAGGTTGACATCTACCTGTTCGACCCGATCAAGGTGGCGCTCACCACTTCGTCTGACATCGCTATTGTCGGCAACCTTTGGTACAACGTCGTAGGCGCTACGGCTGGCACGGATTATATCATTGCCGGTGTCACGCCGATTGCGTTCACCAGTGGCTACTACGGTTGGTTTCAGACCGCTGGTATAGCGACGATCCTTGCTGACGGCTCGATTGCCATTGGCGACAACCTTACCCTCAGTGACGGTGTCGCTGGGGCCGTGCAACTTAAAGATGCTGAGACTGAGGCGCTGGTTGGCTTCGCAGCGTATGCGCCCGATACCACCGGTCATGTCGGTGTCGTCGTGCAGGGATTGGTTGCATAACACACAGTGGGGCGGCGGCGCATAACGTCGTCGCCCTCATTTAACTTTCAAGGACATCATGGCAAAGCGAACACAACAGCTTAACCTGCCTAGCGAAATTGCAGAAATCGCTCAGTCGGCCGCCCCCGTCGCAGTAGCTGCGCCGGAGGTCACACCCGACCAGATCGCCCAGCTAATATTGAAGGGCAGCGACGACACAAAATCCGCTATACGCAAGGCGCTGGACCTCGATAAGACCCATGCCAGAGTACGGAAAAACAAAAACCAGACCAACAGTCAGGTGCGTAACACCGTCAAGGCGATAGGCGAAGTGACTCATGTTGACGGTTTCGCGCCAGACCCCCCAGGACGTATCTCCGACCGTGGTCCAGAGGCAGTACGTATTTGGCAGGAGCGTTGGCTCGATAACAACGGCGACAACCTCTCCGAGTACGACCTTGACCATATGGCAATTGAAGCGCAGCAATAATGACCGAAAGCGTTGGGCAGATTAATGCGGCGAGCTTTTTTGGCGATACTGCATTGCTGGGTACCGTGGAGATTGGCACCGTGGCTTGTAGTGCTAGCTTCACCCTACCTAGCCTGACGACGACGGAACGCGACGCGCTTACGGCCGCTAACGGAATGTTGGTCTACAACACGTCGACCAACACGCTGCAAGGGTATGAGAACGGGTCTTGGGTTAATATGAGGTAATGTGAGGGCGTAGGATGACCAATTTAGAAGTTATTCAGACGGCGCTGCGACGCGTGGGTTTGAATAGCAACGCGTCTACGTTCAAAGACGGGGCGCGAACGTACCTCAACATGGTCGGCAAGGACGTACAAAGCCGCGAGAAGTGGAACTGGCTGTTTAAGGCCTCGACGTTCAATACGGTCGTCGGCACCCAGACCTACAGCCTCGCGTCCGACGCGCTGACGCCGCTCAGTTTCCGCAACACGACCGAAGACCACGTCATCATTGTTATGTCGAGCCAAGACCTCGACGCAGCGGACCCAAACCACTCTATTAGCGGCGATCCACGCTGGGTCATCATCGACGGCGTCGACAGCAGTGGCTTAGTGCAGGTTTCATTATACCCTAAGCCCGACAGCGTCGACACCATCGCCTACCGCTATTACGCATCAGTGCCGGACTTCACCGCCGACGACGACGCCGACAGCCTCGACGGCTATTACTCGCCAGTGGTGCAGCCGGCGCTGGTCTACGGTGTCAGCGCCCTCTACAAGCAAGAGAAGGGCGACGACCAAGGTTCGATGGTGGACCGTCAAGAGATGGAGCGCGTCTTAGGCGTCGCTAGTCGCCAGAACGCTAACGTCCAAGGCAACCGCACGTATCGTATGCGGCGCTCCGACAGTCGGGGCGGTTCTCAGTTTTCGTACTACCCCCAAGAAGGCAGTCTTAGCTGATGCCTATCGCTGCACAGAGCTTGCGTTTAGGACCGTGGCGCGATGGCGTCAACTACAGCCTACCGGCCGAAGAAGTTTCACCGGCAGGGTTGTACGACATGGAGAACTGCACCGTCGGGTTAGCCGGAGAGGTCAAAAAGCGCAAGGGCTACGCTAAGTTCAATGCTACGGCGATGAACTCCGGCGCTACCGTCACTGGATTTGGACAGGTCGTCCTCGCTGGCACTGAGAAGGTTTTTGCCTTTTGCGGCGATAAGTTCTTCGACGTGACGGGCGGCACCGCTACGGATCGCACCGGCAGCGCCACCGTCACCGCCGGCAACGACAACACCTGGAACTGGGTACTCGCGGGATCGACGTTGGTTGCGGCTAACGGCGTCGATACCGATGCCGTGACATGGGCCGGTGGCACCGCTAACATCGCGGCCCTTGATGACGACTCGCGTTTCACCAAGCCGACATGGCCTGCCTTTTGGGAAAACCGCCTCTGGCTGGGCAACGAGAACAGCAACAGCGACCGCCTATGGCGCAGCGCCGCCGGTGACATCACGACGTGGGGCGCACTCGACTACTACGCTTTCGGCTACGAGATCACCGGCTTACAGCCTTTCCAAAACACGCTCGCTGTCCATACCGAGTACGGCATCCATACGCTGACGGCGACGGGTAACTCAACGATACCCTTCCAGCAGCAGCAACGCACGCAGCGCGGCACCATCGCCGGACGCACCATCGTCACGGTGCCAGGCGAGCGTCAGATCTTCGTACGCGACGACGGTATCTACCAGTGGACCGGCGGGGCTCAAGTGGAGAAGATCTCCTTTGCGCTCGATGATCGCTATTGGGACGCCATCAACGTAGCGCGACTGCCGTACTCCTTTGCCAACTACTACCCTGCGAAGGAAGAGGTTTGGTTCTACCTACCCCACGGGACCAGCCAGACGACGATGAACTCCGTCATCGTGTACTCAGCCCGTTTAAACGCTTGGTTTGGGCCGTATAACAACTTCACGCGGGACAGCGCCGCTATTGTCGATGACCTGCCCCACGCCGGTGACTTCGCCGGTCGCATTATGACGCATGAGACGAACAACAACGACGATGGGGTTGCGATTAAAGCCTACTTTGAAACAGCCAATATCGCGCCCCAAGGCGGCGATGTCGAGTGCCGCTGGCTTTATGCGCGAACGCTCTTCGACAACCTGGGCGACTTCGATGTCAGTGTGCAGCAGACGGGTGCTGGCATCGTCAGCAACACCGAGACGATCACTATGGGGCAGTCGGGTGCATTGCTCGACTCAACCTTCGTCCTCGACAGTTCGACGTTGGAGTCGGATGTGTCGGCGCTGACCGACGACTCCGATCTTTTCGGCTACGACCCGCGCACGATGCTTCGACTGAGCAACTTCATCGACGACGAGACTTTCACTATACGGCGTATAAGCCTTCAGTACAAGCCCATCGGCCGCACGCGTAAGCGCAAGACAGGAATTGAATAATGGCCTATACCAACCCCTACGCCCAGGCGGCTGCCAACCAGAACAAAAAGCCAGCGGTTAATCCAATGACGATGTATAACCCGCAACAGCGTACGCAACCAGCGGTCCAACCATCGTCGATGTACAACCCATACCAACCTCAGATGCCGTCGTCGCAGGCAGTGGTCACCGACCCCATCACCCAAGCGATGATGCCCGATCCGACGTCGATGTATAACCCATATCAGCCTCAGATGCCAGCATCGCAAGCGGTGGCACCGCCGACGCAGCCTCAGATGCCAGCGTCGCAGGCACTCAATGTGCCGCCCCCACCACCGCCCCCTCCACCGCCTCCACCGCCGAGCAGTATGACCAATGCGCCAGCAGCGCAACCGACGCCAGCACCGTCAACGATGTACAACGCACCGGCGCCGCAACCGACGCCAGCACCGTCAACGATGTATAACGCGCCAGCGCCGCAACCGACGGTCAACCCAGCAACGATGTATAACGCGCCAGCACCTACACCGGCACTACCGCCGCAAGTCAGCGGTATTCCAGCGCCAGCGCCTACACCGGCGTTACCACCGCAAGTCAGCGGCATTCCAGCGCCAGCACCTACACCGGCGTTACCACCGCAAGTCAGCGGTATTCCAGCGCCGGTAGAACCGCCGGCATTACCCCAAGAGGTCAGTGGTATTCCAGCGCCTACCGTAGCACCACCGCTGCCAACAGAGGTAAGCGGCATTCCAGCGCCTACCGTAGCACCCCCGTTGCCACCGGAAGTCAGCGGTATTCCAGCACCTACCGTAGCACCACCGTTGCCGGACATCTACAGCGGCGCAACGCCTACACCGGAGCTACCGTCCATTTACGACACCGGCCGAGCGCCAACAACGACACCAGCAATACCGGACATCTACAGCGGTGCAACACCGACGCCGGAGCTACCGTCCATTTACGCTACTGGCCGCGCACCAGCACCGGTACCTGAGATACCGTCGATCTACAGCGGCGAGTCAGCGATGCCGCAACTGCCGGACATCTACACCACCGGTGCAGCCGATGCAGAAGCCGCACGGTTAGCACGGTCGATGACCAACACCACTGACTTTGCATTGCCGGACACCAGCGGATACCGACCAGAGCTACCCGATATCTACAGCGGCGAGACGATGGCACCAGAGCTACCGGACATCTACGCAAGGGGCAGTTCAACCGACCCAGAGCTACCGGACATCTACGCCAAGGGCGCTACGTCGTCGTACGCGGACTTGATCGGAGAACGCACCGGCGTTGACCAACCAGGCGTGAATACGCCAGGGCAAAGCTATGCGGACTTAATGGGCAGGCGCACCGGCATTGACCAACCGGTTGCCGAGACGTCACCGGCCCAGAGCTACGCCGACTTGATCAAGAGCCGCCTCGATGCTACGCAGGGCGAGGCCGGTCAAGGCTACGCTGACGAGATGCAACGCCGCATCGACGACACCGTCGCTACCGGCCCAGGCGAAGCATACGCCGCCGAGCAGCAGCGCCGCATCGACGAACGCGAATTACCGCAAGCCAACTCGATACAGGAAGCACTTAACCAGCAGTACATGGATCGCATCGGCGGCGGCGAAGACCCGATCCTCGCGTCGCAACTGGCCGACCTACGCAAACGCCAGCAGGATGAGGAAGCGGCGACGATAGAGCAACTAAGCCGCTACGGTGTCCTGCGCGGTGGTGGCGATACCGCCAGTGCGTTGATGCAGATGCGCGAGGGGCAGTCGCGTAACCGCCTGGCGCTGGAGGCATCGGCGGCACAGCGACAGCAGCAAGACCTACGCGATGCGTTGGGCTTCGACCAAGCGCGGTCGCAGCAGGGGTTAGCCGGTAGGGGTATGACGCTGGAAGAGCGCAGTAACGCCGAGAGTGTTGCAAACCAGCGGTTGAACCGGCAGCTACAGCAAGCCGGTGTCACTGGTCAGTTTATGGGGTCCGAAACCCTCCAGGCGCAAGAGCAAGCCGACCGGATGCTGTCGAGCGAGGCGCAACGATCTGCTATAGGCGGCGGCGAGCGCCGTGCGGACATCGCCCAGGAAGCAGGACTCTTTGGCGAGGTCGCCGGCGCAGGCAGCGCCCCAGCGCGTCGGACGCTTGAAGGGTTAGGAGCGAGCGAGCAACGCGCCATGAGCAGGGCGCAGCGCGGTGCGATAGGCAGCGCAGAGCAGCGTGCCGACATAGCGCAGGAAGCGGGACTGTTTGGTGAGGTCGCCGGTCAAGGTGGTGGCGATGCACGCGCTACGATGACAGGCAGGCAACTGGAAGACCAGCTATTGGGCAGCCAGCAGGCACGCGAGCTAGCGACGGCCGCAGATCGCCGTGCTGGCATAGCGCAGGAGGCAGGGTTGTTTGGCGAGATCGCCGGTCAAGGCAGCGACCCGACGGTGCGGTCAACGATGGCGGGTGAAGAAGCAGACCTACGCCGCCAGTTGGCGTTGGGTGCAGAAGGACGCGCCGACATCGCACAGCAAGCCGATCTGTTTGGTCGCGTACGACCCGCCGGTGATGGTGGACCGGAGGTGACGACGTTGGGCGGCCGTCAAGCATCGCTGCAAGAGGAGTTAGCACGGTCAGCGGATGAACGCGCCGGCCTAGCCCAGCAGTCGGAACTCTTTGGCAAAATACGACCAGGCGGCGCTGGAGGACCGGAGATACAGACGCTGGGCGGTATGCAAGCGTTGGAAGGCCTGGAAGGGTCGAGGCTGGCACGTCAGGCGACGGAGGCCGGTCTGACGGGTCAGTACGAAGGTGGAGCGACAGTAGCAGAGCAGAACCGCCTCGATGCACTCAAGACGCAAGACCTACAGCGGCGCTTGGCGACAGCCGGTGCGACGGGTGAGCTTGACCTTGGCGGCAGCCAGCAACCGGTGACGACGCTACAGGCGCAAGCACTGGAGCAAGAGATGCAGGGGCAGGCGCTTGAACGTGCGTTGCAACGCGCTGGCGCTACCGGCGAGTTCCGCGAGGAAGGCGACACCGGCGCTCCGGTAGATACGTTGGAAAAACAACTACGCACCGCGCAACTGACCGGCGCTTTGGGCGATAAAGCGACGCTTGAGGGTCGTCAGGCCGACATGGATCTTATTGGAGCTATTCTTGCGTCGCAAGATGACGCGGTAGATATGAGCCCAGAGCAAAGACGCGATTTTGGCAGCGCATTAGCTAATATGATGACATCGACAAGCCCGTATCAGCAGTCGCAGTTACGCACCTCGCTAGGCGGTTTAGCGGCTACCCCTGATGATCAAGAACAATTCGCGGCAGACCAACGTGCAGCACAAGAGCCGATATTGCAAAGCCTTGGTTTTACGCCAGAAGAGATGACGATGTTTTTTGATGATGGATTAGACGTGACAACGATCATGGGCTTGCGTGATCAGTAACAACACAGGAGCAATATAATGCCAGGACCACTCGCCTTATTAGGTATGCAGTTAGCCGGTAGCGCCGCACTTGGCGCTGGGCAGTCGTACTTAGGCAACCGCGCTGTTAAACGTCAAGAGCAACGACAAAAAGAGCAAGACGCTCAGAACAGGCTGATCTCGTCGTTTAGCAAAAACGCGCAACCCCAGCAGATGGCGGCGCAGCAAGGACCAGGCATAGGGCAGCAGGTGCTGGGTGATCCGCTGACGAAGCAACTGCTCGCTGGACTCATCGGCAAAATAGGCGGCGGCGGCGGGGGCAACCCCATTTTCTCCTCCGGCGGCGGCGGTGGCGCACCAGGCGTCGGCGGCTTTATGAATCAAATGACACAATAGGTATATCATGGCAGCTTACAATATCACCGCAGACCCTGAGTACGGCGACTTTATGTCGCTGTCGCCGGACAGTCTTCGCCGTAAAAGAATTGATCAATTAGCCGATAATATTTATGCAAGTATGTACGAAGGTGGCAGGACGCCGCCGCGTGGGCAGCAGCGCAGCAGTGCTGACACGACGGCTGGACGTGGCGATGAAGCACGCAAAGTAGCACTGAAGCAAGCGATTGCACAAGAACAAAGAGAAAACGCCGCAGCACCTACCATCGCATCAGAGACGGTCGGCGCGGCGACAGCACCGGATTTCAATGCGCTGGATAAGACGCAGGGAAGGGCAGCGGCGCAAGACACGGCGAGAGAAGCTGATAGCTTCTTACCTACCGCCCCAGCACCTACCATCGCATCAGAGACTACCGGCGCGGCAAAGCCTACGGCCACGGGGCTTACCGGCGACCAGCTTACACAGCGCATCCTTGATCAAGAAGCAGCATTAGCTAAAGAAGAGGCAAGTAGACCGCCTTTACCAGCGGCCGCTGCGCCAGCGACTGGTGGCAATATGATGACGCCGGTGGGACCGGTTGGAGCGCCTGCCGCGCAAGCGATGCCGGACATAAGCACGGCACCGGCCGACGAGCCGTATAAGTCGCTTTTAGAAAGATTAGCCCCAAGTTTGTATCGGTCAGCGGACGAGGACATTACTGGCACGACGTTTCCAACGGTGGACAGCGAAACGTCTAAACGGCGCACGCCAACAGGCAAAACAAACGCTGAGTTGCGGCAAGACATCCTCGACCAAGACGCGGCATTAGCTGAAGAGGAGGCCAGCAGGCCACCGCTTCCGACGCCAACGGGTAAAACCAACGCTGAGTTGCGCGAAAATATGTTACGGCAAGACATGGCGCTGCATGGCGAAGAAATAGATGCACGTAATCGTAGCCAGCGTCCCGACATCGGCGGCCTACCGGAAGGCGCAGTTGAGGTGCCTGACCTGCCAGAAGCACAAGGACCTGGCTTACTGTCACGCTTGGGCGGCTTTGCCCAAAACAACCCTGAGTTGCTCGCCCAGATCGCCCAGGCCGGTGGCGGTTTTATGCAGAACATCGCGCAAGGTAGAGCGCAAAAGGCGGCCGACGCTAAGACGCGTGGGGCGATGGCGCAAAGCAACCTCATCGGCGCACTGACCGGTGGCAAGAGCCGACCGGCGGTGATGCGCGAGGAAGCAGAACAAGGCGGCTTGTTGGCTCGATTGGGTCAGGCGGTTGAAGCAGGCGGTCGCGTCGCTGGCGGCGAGATGCAGCGCCGTACCGCGTTAAGCCAGCGCGGCGAAGAGATGGGGCTGGAGCGCGACAAAGTTGAAAACGCTGCTCAACGTCTACAGGTCGATCTATCGCAAGCGGAGGCGCAAAAAGCACATCAAAATAGAATGCTTGAATTGCAAAAATTAGGCATCAACAACGATCTGCTTATCGCACAAGCCAAGGCCGGTAAAAAAGGTCAACCGCCGCAGAAGGTGTACGACGCGTATCTGGCAGCGAACAGTGTGATGAGTACCGTTAACACCGTAGAAGAATTGATGAAGGATGCTGGGCTATTGCAAGCTGGAACAGGGCTAATGTTAGTACGGGGCGTCGGACTTGAGCAGGGGTTGCCGCAGTCTTTGGGCGGCGATAAGACGCGAGAGATCACCGCTGCGGTCAATCGGATGGTGCAAACATTGGGCGAAGATATGTCGGGCATTTTGTCGAACCAAGACATTGTGTTTTTGAAACAGCAAGCGCCGAGCGACGAGGACTCTATGTCCACTGTAATTAAGAAAGCCGACCTCATCCGCAAGAGGATAGCAGAAAGCATAAGAGATCGAGCCGGAGTTGATGCTGACTATTTCGACATGACACCCTTTGCAGGTTTGATTGATTCGGTGGCAGCACAGGGTGAACAAGCGCCTGGCGACCTGGCTGAAACATTAGGGCAAACAGAGATAAAACTATAAATCATGGCATACAAATTTAAGACCTACGCTGAGTTGGGCGACGTTATCAAGACCGCCAAGCCAGAGTTTGCTGACCAGAACAGCGAGTCGGTCGGCTTGCGCTTTGCGGAGAAGTACGGCGACGAGTATAAGGTGCGCGTCGAGGAAGAGTCGGAACGTGCGCCGTTTGCCTACGACCCAGAGGAGGGCT